CTATCTTTTTCTTCTTTATTCGAGTTTCCTTAGCCTCGCTTAGTAACTCTTCAGCCTTCTGTGCGAGTAACGGAACCAGGACTGTTCTAGTCCACTCTGAAAGCTCGTTGAGAGAAGTGATTCCATCTAAGTCCTTTTCCATCCAGTCTCTCCAGACATCTAGTAACCTGATGCTACGTTCAGAATAGACTGAAGAGATGAAGTCACAATATGTCTCCTCAAAGGCATGGGCCTCGTCGATTATGAGTAACCTAGACTTTCGCTGGATCATCATCTCAGGCGAGTACATCGAATATGTGGTGATGAGGTGAAAGTTAGTAAGGCTTAAGGGACTGCGTAAGAACTTGGACTGGGCCATCCTGTGAGGACACGGTTCACACTTGTTGTCGTTTGCTTTGTTTATGATCTGTGCATCACCGCAACCCATGCCCTGACGACGGCACCAATAATTGTTCTTGCCCTTAAGGTTTGCAGCAAACTCAAAGTCTTTAATATACTGGTCTTGCAGGATCTTGGTGTTGGTGACGATGTCTATCTTTGCTTTTTTGGTGACCTCATTTCGGTACCAATCGGCAATCATGATCGCAGCATAGGACTTGCCCACTCCAGTTGGAGCGTCAATCATGATGAATTTTTTCTTCTCCTTAATGGATTCCTTGACGAAGTCTAGGATCTGAACCTGTTGTGGGCGAGGCTCAAAGCCCAGTGTGATTTCGCTCATTAATTTATTTCAAGTTTTTTGATTATCTTTTCAAGATCAGGAAGGACCTCCTTCTCAATGTCGCTCAGTTCATCCTTCCTTCTCTTCATGGAATCCAGCATCTGAGAGCAACACACCTGTACGATGATCTTTTCTCGTCGAGTCAGCCTGCCCCTAATTATTTTCTTAAGCATGGTAAAAGTTTAGACATAGTATAAACTCTAGAATCCTAACTGGTTTTGATCTGGGAGTCATGATACCATAGGGTTCGACCGTTCTTGTCAACCATATGATTGGCTCGGCCGTAGCACTGCATCCACTCATTGAATCCTCCAGCTGGGGCCTCAAATGGGTTCTCCCAGTCCTTTAGTTGACCTCCCCCAAGAACGTATGCTTCTTTAGGAAGCCTTTCGCAAAGCTCAATGATTGCGGGATTTGTTGAGAGCGCAGTACGTGCTTCCATGAAGGGATCCTGATCAGCGTGAAAGAGGATCTCAGCTCGGAGATAATTACCGATGCCGTTAAAGTACCTTTGATTCATGAGCACGAGATGGATGGGTTTATTGAACTCTCGCTTCTCTAAGTTTCCTAGGATGTTGTGCTTGAACTCGGTAAAATCGTGTACTGGACACGGTCCACGGTTTTGGGACCAGTCTTCAACTACTTTCCATCTGGCGAATCGACGTACGTCAACTAGGCAAAGAGAGCCAAAGCCTATGTAATTAAACTTGAGGTGAGTGTGGTTTGGAGGAGAGAGTCCGGCAGGAACCTCTCTCCAGTGACCCGACATTCCCATCGCGAAGGAGATCTTCATAAAGGCGGACCCTCCTTGGGTAAGGGTGAGCATGAGCTCCTTGCCCCTAGACTCAGCTGAGATCCCAAATATCTGTAGGTCAGTAGGCTGAGTGATTCCTAGTTTTCTGTTCCCCGCGCTCTCTGAAAAGGAGATGCTCGTAAAATCCTTCTCCTGGCAGACCTCGTTGATGTAGTCGGCCATTATTTTTATCTCTGCTAGTTCTGGCATAGTGACAAAATACTAAAAAATCGAGAAAAAGTAAAGATAAATAACTAAAATAACTAAAAAAAATGGGATACATTTTAGATTACAAGAGATGGAGAGCGGTGTACGAGGCTGCAACTGACATCGACAAAAATGCGATAATGCAGTCGAAGATGGAACTTACTCTGAACGATGGGTTCTCCATATTAAATGACGATTACTTGATGTACGGAGCCTCGACTAGAAGCTTCTTAGAGAAAAACGCAACGAATAAAAACATTGCTACCTTAGCGACGGGGTTAAACAATCACGTAGACACATTTGGAGGTATTAAATATGTTACTGCACATTCCACTGGTCTTGATGAAATCGGTGCTGATGTTGCAATCACTGGCTTGAACAAAGAGGGAGGAAAGCTACTTAACGCGATGTTAACCGCAGCAATAGGCCAATTTACGGGTAAAGAGTATGAATTGCTCGATCCTAATAAGATCACATGGACCAAAGCTGCCTATACTGTGAAATTCACTCCAGATTCTGCCAGTAAAGGATATGCTCTGACTAGAGGAACCCTTAGCCTCAGCGGTTATAAAGTGGAGAACTTGGGCGAGGAATCGTCTACTGACTACGACTCTATATTACGATTTATGAATACCTACAACCTAAAGGCGAAGGGTCACGGCTCAAGCTTAGGCCAGTATGACGGAACTGCAGACAATTTCACGAACGGGTACTTTGACTTTGAGAAGACTCCTGGCGCAAATGGAGTGGGTGATCCTTTGATCTTCTTTGTTCCTTCAGTGACTGAAGCCGCTTCCGCGACTCGATCAGAAGAAGAGATTAAGACTGAGATCGCTGGAATCCCAGCAGAGAAGCAGCAGGCTGACGTCGGTTTCGAAACTCTTAGCTCAAAGTTGACTGCTGCAGGAGAGACTCAAGTGGCAGCACTAGCTAAAACAATAGCGGAAAGGTTTAAAAACAAAAAGGTTGAAACTTTTGAGCTGATCTCATCTGCGAGCCCAGAGTATAATGCATTAAAAGGAGGACCTAGTAAGTTGGAAGATTATACAACAAATAGTAAACCTACTTCTGGTAAAGGCGCGCCGACTGCACCCACTACAAACGCAGCGTCTGATTATTATTATCAAAATGCTAAGCTTGCATACGATAGAGGAGTTTCCTTCATGACTGCATTGAATGCTAACTTGGCAACGTTAAAGATGCCGACGTTTACTAACTACCAGATAAATTGGCAGATAGCTAATCAAGGAGGGCCTAACAATGATGGAAGATACGTTGATCTTAACCTTTTGACCAATGAGACAAAAGCGACGGTAAAAACTGAAACCGTTATCTCAGGATCGACGACGGCTGGTGCTACTACAGGAGGTAAGGACAAATTGGAATGTGTAGTTTATTACTTTGCTGTACAAAGAGTGGATAAAAAAGGAAACGTTGTTACTCAATAGTATTTCTTTATAAAAGAAAAAAGGAGAGCACTGCTCTCCTTTTTTGTTATGGTACAAAAGCATATCCGCTAGTTGTTTTCCAAACAGTGGGATCGTCTAAGGCGTGCCAGGAAGCGGTCACCGAAGTCTCACCAGTCGACTTATCGTATCTAATGACAGTGGTGACCGTCGTAGCAACATATCTATTGATTGAGATAAAGTTTCTATGAGTGTCCGATGCGATCCAACTGTCGACTATGAGCTTAGCGATGGCTGAATAGTCAGAGGCGTCAATCATCTTCTGTAGACCGTTATTTGTGCCCTTTCTAGACTCTCTATAGATGCACTCAGCGGTTGTCACCGATCCGACGTCTTTGCTGTGAGAGATCACATCAGCATCAGCATTTGCTCGAGTGACTCCATAGCTGTACTCGCGAGAGAGGCTGTCCTCAAAGTGCTGGATAGGAGTCTTTCCTAGAGAGACTAAGTAGGAGTTGATCCTTTGCCAAACTAGGGAATCTAACTTCGAAGATTCTACGTATTGAACTTGAGAGAACGACTTGAATGCTACTACTAATAGGATCAAGATGATGATTAACTTTTTCATGGCGCTTAATTTATTTGGTTAAGTCTATAATACTAAAAAATACACTAATAGTAAAGATAAATAATAAAAAATTCTTTTTTATAATGGAATACATTTTAGACTTTAATAAGTGGACTCGACTATATGAAAATACATCGGAAGGAGGTTCTACGATAACTCCTTTAGGCGATACTGGAATCAGTGTTGTTACGTTTGGTGAAGCGACCTCATTCATGGCACCAGATACCAAGCCGTACATTCTTCTTCTTGCAGATAGTGTGCAGTTTCAAGGATTCGCAGAAAAACCTAGCGCCAAAACCGTGTCAGTTACGTTAGAACCAAATGACATGGACAAAAAGGGAGCATTTAAGAGCGTAACCACCTCTTCTGGTGAGCCTACTAGAACACAAATACTTTATGGCGTTTCTCCTACTCTTCCGCAAGCAATGTCACTAATGGCAGAAATCGTTAAAGCTCTTTATATTTATAATGAATCAGTAGGAGTTTCCAAGGAAAGAGTGATGCAAACCATTAAAGCGATGAAGATCATCAAGAACGATTATGCGACTGAGGTAGCAAATAACTCTTTATTCAGCAATTTGTATAAACAAATGATTGCTGTAAGTAATGCAAGAAGTCTAACAACTCTTTCTAAGTTACTTGATGGACAAAGACCGGGCAACGAACAAAACATTCTTGACGGAGCTGTTGCTGCAGTTACATCTAAATAGATAAATATTAAACACAAATAAAAAGCTCAGAGAAATCTGAGCTTTTTTGTTATTCGTAAATCCAATATCCGATTGATCGAAGCTGATCATTTATGAAGTAGACTCTGATCTCACATTTCTTACCTGCGTTATTAGTATAAATCCAATAATCTGTCACATAGTCGTCTATCAGATTCTCAGTATCAGTACTAGTAGGATAACTAGAAATAGTTTTTGGTAATCCCCTCTGTACCTCATCAAGAATGGCTGAGAAAGTAGAATCATTAGTTGCAGTAATAGTCATGGTCCTAGTCCCATCAATATAGATCATTTTTGTAAATCTCTTGAATCCTTCCTTTTGATAAGCATTTAATAATTCACTATGAGATCCATTCTTCACTAGAGAAAGGACTTGGCCCTGTAAATAAAGGTTATTAGTAAAAGAAGGTTCTCTATTTAAAGAACTTACTGCTTGTGCTATATCGTTTTCGATTTGAGAGAAGACGTTAGTTGCTAAAACCAATAGAACTAAAAGAATTACTAACTTTTTCATGGCGTTTAATTTATTTGGTTAAGTCTATTATACTATAAATCTGATCCACTTTAAAAGATAAATAATAAAAAATATTTTTTAGAAATGGGATACATTCTAGACTTTAATAAGTGGGTAAGAGTATACGAAGCTGAAGGAACAATGACAGCATTAGATACTCTACAGAAGCTTGCTGATAAGTACGGCGAGACTTTATATACGTCGGCTGACGGATTGACTAAGTCTACAGCAAGGTTCAAGATAACTGAAGGAGCAGCCGGCATTGATGATCCGGTAGTAATCGCAAACTTTACTGAACCTACTGCAGGTCAGCTTTATTTAAAGGCGACGATCGACGGAACCAAGCTGATCGAAGGAAACGTTACACTGACTGCGGACAAGATCACAAACGTGGCTGGTGTGGCACTTGACCAGTATGATTACAGTGACGGTCAAGGAGCGGTTGAAGTAACTAAAGTTTCTCATGACCTGTCAGATAAGTATCGACCGTTTTCTCCTATTGCTGGAGTAATTGCTCAGGCAATAAGTGACATGCCAAAGGTAAGAATGAAGTTTGCAGAGCTCGGTGGAGGCCCTGGTGCTGATGAGTCCTGGATAATTACAAGTACATTGGTAAGAGCTCACGAAGTGGATTTCGGACGAAGCAATAAGAAGTATTATGATGAGACTGCGGACAGGATGACTCCTACTCAAAAGCCTTAATTAGAAACTATATTAAACCACAAAAGCTCCTCATTGAGGAGCTTTTTTTGTATCTGGAGAAATTATGCGGGTTGAACTATCGTAAACTTTGTGATCAAATCAACAATGGTCTGATCGGCACGTTCATCATAGTATTGATATAAGAATATGTTTGATCCGAAATTAGTATTTAGCGAGATTGAAGTAGTCACAACAAGCTCGCCGGTCTCAAGATCAGTATCGTATGAATAGATTGAATACACACCTGGAGAAACTTGAGTAAAATTGATCCTTACTTCGCTCACAAATTTTCCATTTCGATAAAAGCTTGATGTGCTATCGCTAAAGTTAATGATGTATCGACAGTCAGTTGATCGTGGACTCTGTTTTAGGTCAGGCTCATCAAGAACGCTTTGGAAGTCGGTTCGACCGATGTCAATGTAGGACTGTGCTTCATTAACATCGATTGTAATTGTTTGAGAAAAGGCTTTAACTGCTAAAACCAATAGAACTAAAAGAATTACTAACTTTTTCATGGCGTTTAATTTATTTGGTTAAGTCTATTATACTATAAAAAATCTCTCTTTTAAAAATAAATAATAAAAAGAAAAAGAAAAGATGGGATATATCTTAAACTACTCAAATTGGAGAAGAATATTTGAGGCTGAAGAAGAAAAGCAAGTTAGCATAGTTTTTGCATCGACTTCTATAGAAAAAATGCCTAATTCCACAAACGTAAAGAATAATGGACTCGTAACTCCTACTGATACTACGACATATCCAGACATTGAAAAAACTGTATTTTCAGCAAAGGTTTCAGATTGGCTAAAGGGTCAGAAAGGCACTTCTGAGGGTGCAGCAAACACTCTATTGAGCGCATTTAAACCTGTTCGTACGACTTCTACTGGGATGGACGTTTTGAAGGTAGGATCCTTAGGCGGAGACTATACACAGGGGGGAGTGACTCCTTCAGGAGGAATACAGTTCATGTCAAATAGTACTGATGTGATCGAAGCGTCACACAATGGGTTACTAGTTTTAGCAAGAGCTTTAGAGACATGGATCGATGCTGGAAAGCCTGCAGGTGTTAAATTTATGCTTAAGATGGGGCAAGCAAAACGCATGGGAAGTTTCATAGACTTAGGTAACTTATCTAAATTAGATCATTCTTTGGGAACATGGGAGTCATACATGGCAGCCTCTCTAATACCCGATGGAATGTTTGCAGATAACACTTGGAAAGAAACATTCGATGGAAAAACCGCGGAGGAAAGAGCGACTGAATTGAGTACTTTTTTTTCCAATGGATGGGCGACTAGTGTTATAAAGCTTATGTTTCCGTTTACCACTACCACTGCTCCAGCTGGAGTAGACTATTCTAAGTGGATAACTAATTACTTTGGAAAAGTCACACAATTGGGAGAGTATGACACAGTTTCAGGATTACAAAAGGACTATGAGACCATGTTTATTGCCTGTAGAGATCACTATGTGAAAGAGATGAAGTCCATGTATGCTAACCTGCTTAAGATAATCGGAGGAACTAGCATTCCAGAAATAGACGAAAAGATAACTTCTATTTCTGCAAAAACTGCTACTCGAATAATAAGAAAGGCTAATCCTATCATGACAAAAGCATCAGGGTCAGGTTCAGGATCCAGCTCTACGACGAAGGCAGTTACTAGTCAGTATGAGTTAGGCCAAGCTAAAAACTAAATTAAAATCAATAAAGAATAGCTAGATCAAGAAGTCTAGCTATTTTTGTTTATTTAGATTCAAACCAGAGAAACTTATAATTCTCATTCAATACTACGTATCTAGTTTCTTCTACAAGATAAACTAGAGTCCCTTTAGTTGGACTATATCGATATTCTAAAGAATCTGACTCAGTGACTGGATAACTCTCAACACCCGCTAGAGTATCATTGGGATTATATCCAAAGTAAACTACCTCAAATCCATTTCGATCTAGATTAGACGCAGTCTGCATGGTTTTACAAGAAACTAGAAGTATGCTGCTAAATAGGATCACTGCTAGATTTTTCATGGCGTTTAATTTATTTGGTTAAGTCTATAATACTATAAAAATTCTTCTTTTTAAAGATAAATAATAAAAAAATTATTTTTATAATGATATATATCTTAGACTTTAACAAGTGGACTAGATTATATGAGCAACAATCAGCAAAACCAGTAACTAATGCTCAATATGAAATAGATGCAGTAGGAAACGTTAAACTAGTTCCATTAGGCGATAGTAAAATAGCAGCAGCATATTTAAAAAAGGAAGGTGCTGGAACTAGTTCAGGTGAACCAGGATCGAGTCAGTTTAATATATATGGAAACACTGGAGAGTTTACGTTTCAAAAGAACTCTAAAGGAACTACTATGATGGAATTAGAGTTTAGGAATACTAAAGAAGGCCCTGGAGTATATGAAAGAGTTTACAAGCCAGCTGACGCTACTCAACCTGAATACACAATGATTACTTCAGGTCTAGCATTAACTGTCGAACACACAGTTAGAGTAATAAAAAGAATGGCTGAAATGTTGAATGATGGACAATCTGTAACTGCAGATAACGTTATTCGGCTAACAAAAGCGATTAAACAACTTAGAAAAGAATATCAGCCTGAATGGGATAGAAACCCTTTAATGAAAGCGTTACTTAGAAATATGGTAGAAATTAGAAATATTGGAGCGCAAACTTTATATACTAAATACGGTATGAAAGAGCCAATTATTGCAGATGGAATAAAGAAAGGTCTTGATGCTGTATAATTTTTATGAAGAGGTCAAAGAAAAAGGGGCGATTGCCCCTTTTTTTATTTCACTTCAATCCGATATAACATGTTAACTAGCTGATTATTTATGAAGTATGCGGTCACTTCGCATCGTCTGCCTTTTTTATCAGTATAGTACCAACTGTCAGTTACATAGCTATCAAATAATTCTTCATATTCAGTTTGACTCGGTCGAGTTTGAATATTACTTGGTAAATTTTTTCTAACCTCATTAATCATCTCTAGAAAAGCGTTGTCTGATTTAATTTCAAAGGTATTCCACTCGCCAGCCTCATCGTGAACTTTAATACATCTAATAAAACCTGGCTCATTGTAAACCTTTAGTAAATCTAAGGACTTTCCATTCTTAATCATCCCCATAAACTTTCCTTGTAAATAGATATTATTTACTTGAGATTCCTGTCTTTCTATTTGTGATAGTGCTTCACTAATTACTGGGTCGACTGTTTGAGAGAAGGTTTTAGTCACTAGAACCAATAGAACTAAGATGATGATTAATTTTTTCATGGCGTTTAATTTAATTAGTTAAGTCTATAATACTACAAAACTTCTTAACTATTAAAGATAAATAATAAAAAAATAAAAAGGCAATGAGTAATCCAGTTATGAATTACAACCAGTTCATGGCAGCATTTAAAAAGGCTGAGTCTGGCTATAGAGGAAAAGGCAACACTGCCGCTCACGATAGAAATGGTTCCATGAAGATCAACCAAGGACTAGTTGAAGGACCAGTTAAGGGTAAAGGAACTCCACACATCGATAAGTATACTAAGCAGTACATGACTACCGCTAAGAATAAGAGCATCGTAGGAGGAGGAAAACGTAAATAATCCGGACTCATGAAGAGAGCAATCACTAGCTTTCAAAGATATGCTCTACTGGAAAAGAAGGGCGACCTAAAGAAGCTTGTAGGTAAGGAAGAGGACGAGGAACTCACAGTTAACGACGCCAAGAGAATTGGGGTAAAGGTCGCTAACATGGAGGGCGAAGAAAAAAAGAAGTACGTTGGAATCATCAACTTCTTGGGAGCCTCTTGTAACATCTATAACGAGCTTTGGAAGAACTATAAACGAGTTAGAGATCGTAAGTAATGAATCGCATATTTGAGGCATCATATTCTGACGAGGCAAAGCTTAGGGACGGAGGGTTCATCTTCCAAGCAATCCTAAGCTATGATCTCTATTGGGTAATAGAGGACGGCGAGACCGTTTTTGACCAGAAGGATGTCTCAGCAAGGCTACACCAAGTGGACGCCTTTCCTGACATGAAGTTTCAGGAGGGCTATGCTACCCTAGCCTATGTGATCCTAAGCGAAGTGACTCTACTCAAGCGTAAGCTGGACCTAGCAACCGAAGAGATTAAGAAAAGGATAAGTCCAGAGTACGCGGCTGCCTTTGAGATCGTACAGGAAAAGGGACCAGACGCCGATGTAGAAAGTCTTGAGTTACCCGAACCAAAGAAACAATTAGGCCTGCCTGAACCTCAGAAGAGCTTAGGTAAAGGCCAAGATCAGTTAGATAAGGGACAGGAAACTCTAGACAAAGGTCAAGACATGCTCAATGCTGGACAGGGTCAATTAAACAAGGGTCAAGACCTACTGAACAAGGGTCAAGAACAGCTTCCTCCAGGACAGAAGAGCCTACCTGAACCCAAGCCAGTCGCAGAATCCTTAAAGACCCCGGCGCTGACTGCAGCTCAGATGAAAGCACTAAACGACAAGTATTTTAAGGGTACTAGGTTTGGAGTAAGATTCACCACAAAGAGAACTGTTCTGCGTGAGGTATCAACAAGCGGACAGGACTCAGGAAGACCTAGTGTGACCTTAAAGCTTTCCACCGGCATGGTAAACACGTTAGACGGCAAGGAAATAAACAGCTGGGAAGGATTTAGTGTCGCAGTCTCAGGAGGATTTCTTAATAACTTCATTATTGATGAATCTAGCGAACCTCCGATCTCCAAGATAATGGTTTACGATCAAGTAGATAACGTGACTGAACAGATATTCAAGACGATTCTACCGTCCCTCACTCTAGAATTTTCTGGAGATAGGGTACAGATCGATACTTATTCTAATAGGTCTTCACAAGTAGCGGTTAGATCAGCGATCAACTTTGATACTCTATTTGAACCGGATCTTAAGAAGACTCCGATTGAGGAGCCGATCGAGGGAGAAGACGTTAACACGGAAGAGGAAGCGGCAGAGGAAGAAGGCAAGAAGTTGACACCAAAGGAAGATAAATAACTAAAATAATCATTACAAAATGGCAGGTTTACCGTATTGGAGTAATTCAGTAGCAGCAGTTAACTACTACGAGCCCATATATCTTAACCAATTTGAGGTGGTGTTGACTCCACCAGCAGCGATCGGAGGCCCGAACGTTGCCCTATTAGTTGAACACGTCACTAAACTGACAGGTCTTCCTGAGATCAATTCAGCAGGGGCGCTAATTGAACAAAAGTATAAGTTCGCGACTAGAAGCTACGCTGGAGGAGTTCCAGACAAGACGACTACTGACTTGACTCTAGAGTTTACGGTCAACTTGAATGAGGAGAACGATGCCTATGTGTACAACATCCTTAGAGCATGGAACGATATCGTTTACAACCCACAAACGGGTTCACAAGGTCTCAAGAGAGAGTACGTTGGGGAGATGGCATGTGTCGTTTTCGACAAGAGAGGAAACATCTTTAGAGAGTGGAAGTTCCCATCAATAATTCCTAGTGGTAAGCTAAGTGAATATACACTAGACTATGCAACATCCGCTATCTACAACATTTCGATACAGTATAGAGCTGACTACTGGAGAGAGACTAGGATTGGAGAAATCACAATATAAAAATAAAGGATTAGAGATGGAAATGTTCAACACCCACCGTCGAGACATACTAAGCTTTGACAACTACATGGACCTAAAGAAGCCAGGATTTGGGGGACCCAAGTCTGCAATAGCTCTTCGAGACGAACGTGGAAGAAAGATCAATAAGGAGCCTAAATTAGCTGACTATCAGAGAACGGTGGAAAGGGACCCAGCATTCTCTAATCAAGTCTATAACCCTACTTACAAGGCAATGACTCATGACTTGGTTTACAAGCAGGAGAACAAGAAACCTTTTAAATACACTGATCCTTATCGAACTGCGGTGCCAGTGATTGAGTACGATCCGACTAGTGAGGGCAAGACCTATACGTCCTTCAATCGATTCATTAATGAGGATAAGTCACTAGAGGAGATCGAAGCCGAACTTCTTTCATACGAGTCTGGAGCAAACCCGGCTGGAGAAGAAGAGGAGAGCGTTGAAGATTTTGCAGCAAAGTTTCCGCCAGAATTTGGAAAACCTGACAAGGAGACCATGAATTGGTTAAAAGGAGTTGAGGCAGGCGCAAATCCTGAGGAATATTTCAGCTATGGAACGTATCCAGAGATGGAAAATCATGAGATCGCAGATGACGATGAAGGTTACAATTGGGAAAACTGGGAAGACAAATACGGAATGTATGGATCCAATCCTGAAGAAGGTGGCGAAGAGGACTCTGAGGAAGAGAGTGAAGAGGGCGAAGAAGGTATAGACTTATCTGATGTTACTGTCGATGCGACTGAGGCCGATCCTTATGAGTCAGACGGTTGGGGAGACGAATTTAACGGTTAATTATCTCTACCTTGCCATCAAGGTGAGATGGCTCAATGTCATCTGAATCCACTAAAAAGTAAAGAAAGCTAAAGTCTTCATACTCGGACTCAATAAAATCTATTGTATTTAAGACGGTTGCCGCAGAAAGATTAGAATTAAGATAGACTATTCTTGAATACTTTTCGTTCTTTAAAGTTATTGCCTTGTCTAAAAGCTTTTTTATCTCGTAATTTAAGAGAAATGACTGTACCTTGTTTGGTACTATAAATTTGGTGCTAAACTTGTCCTTTATTAGCTTGCTCACGTTTAGAATGTAGTCTTCCTTCTCCTTCTGACCGAAGTTTTGGATGAAGCTCTTGTAATCCCTCACGAATATTATTTTCATCTCCCTCTTTTCCATCACACCGAAAGTTGAACCACATCTATTCCTGCCTCCCGCAATATCTTTACCCCTGAAAGGTCCCTGTATTCCTCTCGATAGATCACTCGCCTGATTCCAGACTGGACTATCATCTTGGAACAGTCCTTGCATGGAGAGTAGGTCACATAGAGAGTAGCGCCGTCAGTGCTTTGAGTCGAACGAGCCACCTTTAACATCGCGTTTGCCTCAGCATGTAGGACGTACCAGTGAGTGTTACCGTCTGCATCCTCACAATCGTTAGGAAACCCCTTTGGAGTTCCATTAAATCCGTCTGAGATTATGGTGCCGTCTTTGACGATCAGTGCGCCTACCTTTTTTCTTTTACAGCAAGAGAGTGATGCCCACTCAGAAGCCATGCGAAGATAGGTCACGTGGTATTTTAGGTCCTTTGTTGTCATCCTTTTTTTCTTCTTGTTGTTTAAAAATATCCTTTCCTGGAAAGAGTAAGTTTGCTATGATCACGATAGAGTACCACTGAAGGAATGAGAACTCCATTCCAAACTTCTGATCTAGTCCAGACCAATCGTATGCTAGGTTACACACTAGTGCGATAAGGCACAGGGTAACGATGGTGATCAAGATCTTTTTTATTTGGTGTTTCATGAGTTCAAGTTATTTAAGATCCAATCGAAAAGATCATCGCCAGTCCCTCCTACAACCCTGTCCTGAACATCAAATAGGTAACTAAATGCGGAAGTCGGTGACCCGTCTTCGGTTATGAGGTTATGCTCTACTGCTGGGATAGAGATCGGTTCAAACTTGTGAGAGATCATTCTATTCGCAAGATCAAAGTGTCTTTCGTATATGTGAAAGGAGTTTGCCATGTGAGTGTAGGTTCCTAACTCAAGGTCATGATAGTTTCCATGCTGACGTAGATGCTTTAGCATCTGACTCTGTAGAGTAGCAAAGAACGCTACATCAGTTGGAAGTCCCAAGATCACATCATTGCTGCGCATGTGAATCGTAAAATTCAGCTTGTTATTCCTGATCTGGAAGATTCCATAAACTGTACAGACAAAGTCCTTGTTACCGTGCCTCTGATGGATAGGCAAGTTAAAGTGCAGGATTGCCTGTCGTGAATCTTTATCCCTGATCAATGATTCTAATGCCCACTGATATTGGCTCATCCCATGCTCATTCTTATTAGTAAAGAGAAGGTTTCCATAGGATGAGTTCACGGTGCCGTCACTGTTTTGAATGGATTCCCAAAATTTTGCAAATTTCGAGATGTATTCCACATCGTTTCTTCCCATGAAATACCATAAGAACTCAGCGGCGATATATTTGAACTGAGAGGATCGTTCAGGATTTGTGTAGAGACATGAGAGAGGATTTTCGATCACTAGAGCGACGTCGCAAGACTCCTTGATCTTCATGTCTCGAGGCTGAGTTATGTACTCAGGATCCCTAATCAAGTCAAAAAGAGCTTCCTCATAGACTTCTGCAAATCCTTTAGATTGATAAATGATCATTGTTTTACTTTTTAGTATTATATTCCTTCACTCTAAAAAAGTTTCACCATTGGGATAAATATAATAAAGAAGTCACATAAATGGGGGTTAGCCACGTTTATCCTACAATAGATTTTACCCAGATTGATTATGCAAAGATTCCGGTCGGTGCGTATCTCATAGGGTTTGACTCAAGTAATGCTGGAAAGCTTTCCAAGATCGATAATTCTGGGACAATTACTGTGATAGAAGGAGTAGGAGGAGGCAGCCCAATCACAATTGAAGACGAAGGGTCAGTCATAACGTCGGCACTTGCGTCAATTGATTTTGTGGGAGCAGGAGTGACTGCAACTAATGTAGGGTCGGCTGTGACTGTGACCGTTCCGGGAGGAGGAACTAGTGGAAGTTCTGGCACCAGCGGTAGCTCAGGAACGAGTGGAGCGGCGGGCGCGATCGGTCCTGCCGGAACTAGCGGAAGCTCGGGAACTTCTGGATCGAGTGGAACGAGTGGAGCAGTGGGTCCAGCAGGAACTTCTGGATCGAGTGGAACGAGTGGAATCAATGGACTTACGTCTGGGCTGATATTCTATTTTAACTCATCAGTCACCCAGACGCCCTTAACATTCAAACAGATAGAGAGAGTTCCCACTAGTGCAGCACAGCAATCAACTGCGGTGACTCTGACTGGATCCACTAACAATCAGTTAGTCGAAACCTTCATAACTGATGCGACCGGATTGGGAGCAGGGGTTATTCCTGGTGGAGTACAAAGGTTTACTATTCATTTCCTAAAGGGCGCGAGCTCTCACAACATAGAAGCATACGCTCAGCTGGAATTAGCTAACTCCGCAGGAGTAGGATACGGCTCACCGGTAAACAGTAATACTGAAGTAGTCGGGTGGGTCAATGTCACAACCCCAGACACAGTAGAAGTGGACATAACAATTCCGACGACTACTATAAATACGACAGATAGAATGATCATTAGGGTCTATGCTAATAACTTAGATGGACCTTCTCGAACAGTAAATTTCATAACAGAAGGAACTGCAAACTATTCATTCGTGGCGTCGACATTCGGTAATAATACAACTTCAGGAACTAGCGGCTCATCTGGAACTAGCGGCTCATCTGGATCTAGTGGATCTTCAGGCAGCTCAGGTACTTCTGGATCTAGTGGATCTTCAGGCAGCTCAGGTACTTCTGGATCTAGTGGATCTTCAGGCAGCTCAGGTACTTCTGGATCTAGTGGATCTTCAGGCAGCTCAGGAACTTCAGGCTCTAGTGGTACCAGCGGATCGTCAGGTAGCTCTGGCTCATCTGGTACATCAGGTACGTCTGGTTCTTCAGGTTCAAGCGGAACAAGTGGTACTTCAGGAAGCTCCGGTAGCTCAGGAACTTCAGGTTCATCTGGATCTTCAGGAACTTCGGGAACTAGTGGAACCTCAGGATCAAGCGGTAGTAGTGGAACGTCAGGTTCCAGTGGAACTAGCGGAACGTCTGGTTCTTCTGGAACAAGTGGTACTTCAGGATCAAGTGGAACAAGCGGCAGTAGCGGAACTGCTGGATCTTCTGGGACCAGCGGCAGTAGTGGAACTTCTGGGTCATCTGGATCGAGCGGTACTAGTGGATCATCTGGCACGTCAGGAAGTTCGGGGTCCAGTGGCACTTCAGGTTCATCAGGAACTAGTGGAACTTCAGGATCTTCAGGAACCAGTGGAACAAGCGGTTCTTCTGGAACGTCTGGATCGAGTGGTACTAGTGGTTCTTCAGGAACGAGTGGAAGTTCAGGAACTTCAGGCTCTAGTGGATCATCGGGGACTTCAGGCTCTAGTGGATCAAGCGGCACGAGTGGAATAAACGGGTTTAGTACAGGCTTAATATTTTATTTTAACTCGTCAGTCACTCAAACTCCACTCTCCTTTAAAGAAATAGAAAAGGATCCGACTGGAGCGGCTCAACAGACAACTACCCTGACTCTGACGGCATCGACTAATAATCAATTAGTAGAAACCTTCATAACTGACTCGACTGGATTGGGAGTCAGTGTCATTCCGGGAGGAGTTCAGAGATTTACTGTACACTTCTTAAAGGGAAACAGTGGAGATAACATAGAAGTGTATTCTCAAATAGAGTTGGCTGATTCTACTGGTACGGGATACGGCTCACCGGTAAACAGTAACGTTGAAGTAGTCGGATGGGTCAATTTGACTACACCGGACACAGTAGAGGTGGACGTAACTATTCCGACAACGACAATCAACACAACAGACCGAATGATCGTTAGGCTCTATGCTAATAACTTGGATGCCGGATCTAGGACTTTAAGCTTTGTGACTGAAGGAACCACAAATTATTCATTCGTGGCTTCGACGTTTGGTAACAACAACACGTCAGGAACCAGTGGTAGTAGCGGTTCATCCGGATCAAGCGGAACGAGTGGTAGCTCAGGAACTTCAGGCTCAAGCGGAAGTTCAGGTACCAGTGGATCTAGTGGAACTTCAGGATCTAGTGGAACATCAGGATTGGCAGGAACTTCGGGTTCTAGCGGTACATCAGGTGCGAGTGGAGCCCAAGGAAACGACGGTTCCAATAGCGGAAGGTGGTATTTTGACGATAGCACAGTAGCACCAAATAATCCAACATCAACGTTTTTTCTAACGGATAATGTCAATATTACTTCTATTCAGGACGTATCTATAAGTAGAGACGATATCAATGCAACAGATTATTATGATTGGTTTAATTACTTGGTAACTAAATTTGCCTTTATTGGAGATGCATTTTTACAAATCACCGAGGTTGCCAGTAATAACATAATAGGAATTTATACTATCTCTTCGATAACTGATCAAACTAATTATTTTGATCTAGCTGTTTCTTTCTCTACTGGTACAGGAACTTTGACCGATGGAAATGCTTATACGATTTCATGGATCTATAACGGGAATGATGGAACAAGTGGGACATCAGGAAGTAGTGGAACTTCGGGATCTAGTGGAACTTCGGGATCTAGTGGAACATCAGGATCTAGTGGAACATCAGGATTGGCAGGAACTTCCGGCTCAAGCGGTACTTCAGGATCAAGCGGAACGTCCGGATCAAGCGGAACTAGTGGTTCTTCGGGAACAAGTGGAAGCTCAGGAACTTCAGGTTCTTCTGGAACAAGCGGAGTAGGTACGTCAGGTAGTTCAGGTACGAGTGGAACCTCTGCATCCGGCGGGTGGACTACTATTTGGAAATCAGCAGATGAGGCAGTTACCGCCGACACTGTTCTCAGTGACGACGCTTTCTTAAAGTTCACGACCGTTGCTAATACTCAATACTTGTTTAGATTTGCAATAATGTCAAATACTAATGCTACTGCCGATTTTAAGTATGCGTTAAACCATAGCGGAACCACAACCGCGACCCGATGGCAACCCGTAAGAGCAACGTCTGCTGGTGTCTATCCTATGATAGGATCAATCAGTCAGACAACTGCAAATGGTACAACTATTGCGGTCGCAGGAGCATCTGCTGGAGACATACCGATCTATATACAAGGATACATACAAGTAGGAGCGGCGGGAGGTATACTGGCTTTCCAATGGGCGCAAAACACCTCTAATGCTGGCGCGACTACCGTTTACGAAGGATCCTATGTAGAATATCAAATAGTTATATGATGGAGCACACTTGGACAATACTAGAAGAAAAAATTATTCCCGAACACCTAGGTGAACTTAATGTGGTGGCAACTATCTGGTTTAGGCTTAGTTCAGTAGAGGGAGAAAAATCTGCAAAAACGGACGGTAGAATAAATTTAGATACAAGTAATCTGGAGAACTTTATTGGATATGACTCACTAGACTTGGCGACAAGGATCCAGTGGATAAAATCCCATGCTGGAGAATTTTACGAAGAGATAAATGCAGCTAAGATTGTTGAACAGATCTAATTAGGCATTTAGAGTATAATACTCTATGATAAGAGTAAGAGCACACACTTGCTACCTGGGAAGCACCGGGTACGCGCATCACGCAAGATCCTTCTTTAGAGAATTATCAAGATGGGTGGACCTTAGGGTCAGAAACTTTACTTGGGACGAATCTCCATCGTACTTGAATTCCACTGACTTTGAAATAATCGACACAATAACTCTATCAAACTCAGATGGGTCCTTTTCTGACTATCCGATATCTCATTCCTTTCCTGACCTGCCTTGGAAACCTAGTGAAGGGTTCGAACCAGAAGTTGACCTTGTGTTAATGGATTCCAATCATCACTATTTTTACGATGAATATTCTGCTCCAATAAAGATAGCATACACCGTTTGGGAAAGCACTGAGATTGAGCAGGGATTCTTTGAACAGTTGCTCAAGTTCGACTATCTTTGGGTGGTAAGTGAATGGCATCGAGAAGTAGTCATTCGTCAGGGATATCCTGAACAAAGGGTCTTTATAGTGAGGGAGGGAGTAGAAGATTCTCTATACTTTAAACAAGATTCGAGAAAAGATAAAGAACGCTTTGAATTCATGTTCTTTGGAAGATGGGACTATCGTAAGTCTGTTCCTGAAATAATTAGATCTTTCCTAAAGGCATTTCCAAGGGAAGAGAACGATCGTGTGTCTTTGATATTAAGCGCAGACAACCTATACTCAGTCGACCGTCTTAACTCTACTGAAGAACGATTAGCTCACTATGGATTTGAGGATGATAGAATAAAGATAGAACACTTTCCAAGTAGAGAAAAGTACGAGGATTACTTAAAGAACGGTCACGTATTAGTGAGTTGCGCTAGAAGTGAGGGATGGAACATTCCTCTAATAGAAGCAATGGTTGCCGGAACTCCTGTGATCTATTCTGACTGGGGAGCACAATTGGAATTCGCAAAAGGTAAGGGAAATCCTGTAAAGATCAAGGAGGAGTTACCTGCAAATATCGGTGCAGAACTGGGATTTGCAGGAAGCGTTCCCGGACTCTATGCTGAACCTGATTTCAATGATCTGGTTGAGGTAATGAGAGACTGTTATGATAATTGGGAAGAAAAGAAAAGGCTAGCTAAGACAGAATCGGATGAGATTTATCAGGAATTCAATTGGGAAAGGATTGGTGAGGACGGATTCAATGCGATAAAAAAGATCATTCCTGCGGAAGTTGAGAAAAGGACTGGCGAGTGTGCAGTGGTGATGTCCCATGCCGATACTCGAGAAAAGGTAGCACTATTGAGAAGATGTGTGGTTGCTCTAAAGAATCAAGGACTCTCAACGGTGGTCGCATCTCACATAAGCTTACCTGAAGAGATAGTTAATATCGCAGATTACTGTGTGATAGAGAGTGACAATCCAGTAATCTATTCAGAAGAATATCATGAGTATTCGAACACTGTCCCTATCCACTACCTTAGGTATCCAGAGTTTGACTTAAGTTATTCTTTTGATTACAATCACGGATATGCCGCTCTAAGGCTGATAAGAATCGGGTCAGGGCTGGCTGAGAACATGGGTTACGAAAAGGTTCACTTTGTGAATTACGATTATGTGATGGACGATCGTTCAACTCTTGAGGAAAATTCTAAAGAGTTAGACGGTGAAGAACATGATGTTGTTGTCTATCGATGGAATCCCGAAGACTCAATAAATTCAGGTCTATTCTCAGCAAAGGCACGAACTATCAATCGAGTACTGTACTCGTTTGATTCCAAGTCTAGTTACTTTAGGTATGAAGGAAAGGTGATATTGGAGGACGTGTTGTACTCCACCTTTAATGCTGCAGGTCTATCGATGAAGATAAAAGGCATTGAACGGGCCAAGAAGAATAATTTCTTGAATGGAGTAGTCCTACAGACATATCCACAGATAATCACAAAATCAGGTCAATCTAGCTACCTATACTTGGGTGAGTCAAATTCAGAGTTTTTTATCTGCGCAATGGGTAGCCCAGGAGAGCCATTGTCTCTTGAGATAGAGAACGAATCGTTCATTGTGAGTGAATATCCTATGCTCTTTATTAGGATACCTGCTAACCTATTGGAGTCAGGGTTCAGAGTTAATTTGCCTGAACTAGGAATATTTAAAGAGTACGACAATTCGACCAAAAGAGCATTTTGTGAAATTAGGAATCCTGAACTCATAAAGGAGCTTAATATTAACACTGGAATCAGATACAACATTAATTTCATAAGCGGTCCGTTCGTTGAAGTCATGGGTAGAAGTTCAGACCAGTTTTTAGTGGAATTCATCGATCAGGATGCTGGAAAAACTGTGTACTTCACGATAATAAAGACTGAACACTGGGCTAGATGTAGTAGAAAGTATTTCGTGAATTGGAAGATCAGAATAACTAATTTATCTACTGGAGAGATCCATGAGGAAGATTTTAATCTTGAGAAGAAACGAGTTCTAGTATCGATAGATTCTAGCGCACTTGGTGACTCGTTATCGTGGTTTCCTCACATTGATGAGTTTAGAAAAGAAAAAGGATGTGAAGTATACGTGAGCACATTCAAGAACGATCTCTTTATAGAAAACTATCCTGAACTAAATTTTATCACTCCAGGAACGGCGGTCAAGGACGTCTATGCTAATTATACGATAGGCTGGTTCTACAAGCAGGATGGAGACGTGAATTATGAGCATCATCCTAGAGACTTTAGAAAGCTCCCAATGCAAGCAACAACTTGTGACATATTAGGACTACCTCACTCTAACATAAGACCAAAGCTTAGCGTGCCTAACGAGCCTAGGCCGATCGAAGAAGAGTACGTGTGTATCGCCATTCACTCGACCGCTCAGGCAAAGTACTGGAATAACCCTACTGGTTGGCAAGAATTGACTGACTATTTCTTAAATCGTGGAATAAAAGTCGTTGTGATTAGCCTAGAAGGAAACGGTTACATGCAAAACTATCATCCAGTCGGCGTGATGGAGAAGAGCGGACCTCCGACTCTAGAGAATGCCATGCTCTACTTAAAGCACTGTAAAATGTTCATAGGAATAAGTTCAGGACTAAGCTGGCTCTCATGGGCAGTGGGAGCACCAACAGTCATCATCTCAGGATTTAGCTGGCCAGGAACAGAGGTACTTGATGATAGCGTGATTCGAGTCTTTAAAGGAGGAGGATGTAATGGCTGTTTTAATCGAAGTCGATTGGATCCAGGAGATTGGAATTGGTGTCCTGACCAAAAGGGCACGCACCGCCAGTTTGAGTGCACTAGAATGATCACAGCCAAGGAAGTGATCGAAGAGATCGAAAAATACGAAGAACTAGGAAGGGCTGAGAAATCGACTGAGGTAATAGTACAGGAATCTTATGAATTAGGAATGGTGCAAAACCATTTGGAAATATTAGGAGCAGCTAATTTCTTTAGAGAACTTGGCGTAGAAAACTTTATGGAAATTGGAACTGATCAAGGAGGAACCTTTGCGATATGGAGCAAGCTTTCCAAAAATGGAGTAAGAGTATCAGTCGATCTTCCTCATGGTGAATTTGGTAGAGCTGACTATGATGTCACCCTAAGGGACCTATATCTAACTTCGCTTGGAGATAACGTTACCATGATTCACGGAAGCTCCCACGATCCTGAAATACTAAATAGAGCCAAAAATATAATTGGTGAAAAGAAATTGGATTTCCTATTCATCGATGGCGATCACACCTATGAGGGAGTCAAGCAGGACTACGAGATGTACAAGGATCTAGTGAAGAAGGGCGGATGGATAGGCTTTCACGACATTAAGGACACGCCATTCCATCGAGGCGCAAACTGTCGAGTAGATCTCTTATGGAACGAATTAGAAGGAGAAAAGATTGAGTTTACAGATCCTCGATCAGAATACGGAGGAATAGGTTTTATTAAGGTTTAGATCTTAATGATTTCCATTTCTGAGAAGTGATCTACTTGATTCACCATTATCTTGTAATCAAAGAACTCTTCAGGTAAGGATTCATGTGATACTACAAATATCGTCATGTTATATTTAGTGGCATACTCCTTTAGGATCTCAATAGCTTTATAAACATTTATCTTGTCTAGAGAACTAAAGATCTCATCTAAGAACATCACGTTCATGTGATTGTGCTTCATCTTGATGATCTCGATGAAAGCGAGCAAGATGATTAGATTCATCTTTTTTCTCTGGCCGCTAGATAAGCTATCCGGTGAGACCTGCATTCCTAAATAACTGATGATCGGATCGAATTCATCATTGAACTCAAATTGAAACTTAAATTCTAACTTTTTAGAGATCTCAAGTATCCTATTGTTCAGAGTTGGAATTATCTTGTTAATCATCGATTTCTTGATCCCATTATCTGAAAGCAGATCGTCAAGCCTAAGATAAAGATTTCTAGATTGATTTAGTTCATAGACTGAATTAGTATCTGCTTTTATCTGAACCTGTAGGTCACTGATTATCGTTGATATTGAAGACAATTCTTCAGGATCGTCTGTTTCCTGAGCAGCCTCCAGTGAGCTCTCTAAAGAACTCAGCTCAGCCTTTCTATTGAAATAATCTGAATCAATATCGCTCTTATCAAAGAGTAGAGAGGTGGATAACTCATCGAGATCATCTACCTTCTTTTGAGCATCAGGAAGAGATGCTCGCAGCTCTACTAGTTTCTTCTCTATTTTGTCCTTTATCTCAACCGAAGAGTCAGAATGTAGATCGTTTAGACAGTGAGGACATCTATTCTTTGAATAGACAGTAAGCTTACTTGAAAAGTCTGAGATTGATGACTTGATCTTGTCCCTATCTGATTTTGCAGAGGTCAAGTTAGCTGTGACCTCTTTTATTTTAGTCTGGTGATCCTCCTTCTTTTTTTGAGCAGACTCAACCTCCTTTCTTTTTGCCTCAATCTCAGTTGAGAGTCGGTCAGTAAGCTCCTCTTTCTTCTTAGCGAGTCTTTCCTTTAACGCCTCAAGCTGAGTCTCATAATTAGAAAGATTGGTTTCATTTCTAGAAGAAGCAAGTTCAAGTAGGTCGAGCTCAGACTTGTTTTCTCTAAGCTTTTCCTTTACTTTGACTCTCATGTCACTTAGGATATCAATGCCGAATATCCGATCGATGATCTTTCGCTTGTCGTCCTTGTTTAGGTTGACAAAGGATTTAAAGTCATCAAAAGAAAGAGAGATTGTGTTGCAAAAAACAGTAAAAGGAATTTTTACTAATTCCTCTTCAATGAACTCGTCAACCTTTCTCTTATCTGGAAGGTTAAAGTGTGCACTGTTTATCTTGATGTCACTAAAATTAGGATCGATTCCTCGGTCTATTTCGATTGTCTCTCCTGAATTGGTGACGAACTTTACATTTGTATAGGCATTACGGTTTATCCAGTTTGGAATGTCCTTCATCTTTCGGATGGCAGATCGACCGTATATTGAAACGGTTAACGCTTCTTTGATGGAAGACTTTCCAGCGCCGTTTTCTCCCTCGACCAGGATTAGTCCAGGCTTCTCATCAAACTTAAAAGTCTGAAGCTTGTTTCCATAAGATATGATGTTCTTGTAAGAAAATTCCTTTAACCTCATTAGTCGTATTGTTTTGTGTTCTTTAACGAATCGTATATCTCTTTAAATGTAGAGGCAAGTAAGGAGGACTGTACGTCAGGTAGGTTCATTTCACGAAGGCTTTCATCCAGTATGGTAAAGATATTGTACTCATAGTTCGAATCGATCTCGATCTCGCTATTCAACTTAAGCTGTTCTTTAGAATAGGAAAAGAACTCAGCTCGACGATGGCCAAGATCCTTGATCATCTCTGTGAATTGTGACATGGGAAACCTTTGTGAAAAAGTAGATTCTATCATGAGATCAACAAAGTTATTCTTAAAGATTTCGCCTATCTGGTCAAGATTCAGATCTAATAGATCAGAGATGTCCAGTTTTATGTGTTTGGGAGAAAAGGTATTTTCGATAAACTTTTCCTCTATCTCTTTTCCATCGACTCCAAGAACATAAAATCCTTTAGTGTTACCCCTATCTCCACGGTCCATCTCATATGGAGTCCCAACATAGAGCACGTTACCCTTTTCTTGTCGAATGTGGATATGGCCAGAATAGATTCTCTTGAATCCGGTAAGATCCTTTCCTTCAAGACCATGTTCCAGCTTTTGAACCTTATTTAAGTTAAATCCCTTGATGTCTGCATGACAGAACACAAAATCTGCAGGTTGACTTGATACTTTCTTTTTTAGCTCTTCAAGATTTTCTATCCAAGGCATCATCAAGAACTTGTGAGAATTGATGACTAGGACCTCAGGTTTCTCAAACACGTGAAAGTTCTTGTAGATCTTGTCGAATCCTTCCAATGAGTGAGTATCAGTTCGGTCTTTATAATAGACGTCATGGTTTCCCAAGATCACAAAGACTCCTTTCTTAAATTTAGAGGTTAACTTCTCAGCGATGTGAAGAGAAAGCTTATAGATTCTAGTGTTAGTTGATTCTCTCACGTGATTCCAATCCCCTACTTGGACTAGAATGTCCCTCTCTGGATCAAAGCCCTCCTCATCTACCTTTTTTAGAAAAAAATCAAGTAAAAAATCACTCTGGATCTCAGACCATTCAAGAGAATTGTTTCTTACTCCAAGGTGAAGATCACCCAAAACAAATATTTTACGAACGTCCTTTAATATCATCCCTGAACAGCTAACTGGTCAATATCTATTACTTTAGAAATGCTCACAAGTTTAGCTAAGAATCTAGAAAGATCGGCGGCTGTTGAAAAAGTATACGATGTAGGTAGGATGGAATTTGCATCATAGAACGTTATCTCAGTACTAGAGGTTTGCTCGAATCGATATACTTGTTCAAGGTTTAGGTAGACTGATCCACCTGTGTGATTTATTTTAATCCAAATCATTAGTGCATTCTTTTTTTATTCATTTTTCCGTCTAAGAAACGGTACTTTTTGTTCAATTCTATTATTAGCATCTCTTGAGTTTCTGTCTCAAGTGAATCGAATATCTTCTTGTATTCCATTGAGGATATTGAAGATATTGCCTCGATGATGTATATTGGGCTGTAAAAACTTATTCCATGAGAGTTAGCATCAAGGTTATCATGTACCCTATTAAAAATAAAATTGATGTTTTCTTTAGAAAACTTGATCCTAGCAGTAGAGCCTTCTTGTATGAAACCTTTAGTGTATTCTGAAAGAATCTCGTCGTTTTGAAAAAAGTCAAATATGATGTCCAATATGAATTTAGAGTCAAGTTGTTCTTCATAATCGTATAAATCCTTTAAGTAATTATCTGAGTAGTCAGATGCAACTGAGATCTTTTTAGAAAACTCATATTCATCCGAGTCCTTTAGCTTCTCACCGTTGTAATAGCTATTATTAAATATCTTGTCTTCACGAACCTCAAAACTTCCAGAGTCATCAGTCTCTTCGTTATTAACGTCCTCTATAAAATCATCGATAGTCATTCATGTTTGATTATTTTTATATTGAGTTGAAGAGAGCATCATAGTCATCATCGCTAGGAATATTGATGACTGTTTCACTCGGTGAGTTCAACTCAGAATATTCGGTCCGTAATTCATCGGCAAGTCGAGAGACCTCCTCATCGTCACTATAAAACTCGCTATTCACTCCGCTCTCTTCTGAGAGTCTAAAGTAATCCTTATGCATCGTATAGAACTTATAACTTTCTTCATAGCCATTATCACGATTTGCGATTACTTTAATCTTCATGCGGCTCTCTAACGGGCTTCGCATAAGACCGAACAGTGAATCTACTGTGTGGATAAGTCCAAACGACTCAGCTACTGAGTCCATGCCTAAGTCAAAGTTGTCAATGTCTTCTCTACGAATTTGAGTGGCACTGATTATGCACCATTCGTTTCTCATAGCGACTCCTCTAAGTTCTTCAGAGATCGCCTTGATCTTTTCATAGAGACCGTTTTGATTATTGATAGGTTTTAGAAGGTTTAGGTAATCTACAACGATCACCTTGAATTTCTTATTTAGTTTTTGTTCAAGCCTGATAAAGTAGTTCTCAATATCTATTGCTGTTGCTCCACCGGTAGGAAATTCCTTTACGATAAGTTCACCTACTCTTTGACCTGATGCCTTAAGCTCCTCTATCTTTTGATGTACCATATGACTGGCTTGAGAATCGGTGATCCTAGAGTAATCCTCTGATTTGATGCTTAAGATGTTTGAGCCGATTCTTTTCATGTACTGGCGGTCAGCTAGCTCAACTGTGACTAGACCTGTCACGTTTCCAGCAAGAAATGATCGAGCGGCAATGTTTCCAAGTACCATTGACTTTCCTACCTTAGGTCGGCCTTGAAATACCACTAGGGCTTTGGAATTCCAACCTCCTCCCTGCACCTTATCTAGAAAAGCAAATCCAGTAGGACAGCCCTCCTTAGAGATCTGAATGTGGGATTCAGGATTGAAGAAATTAAGACCAGTATCTGCACTAGAAAAGTTTAGGGCCAATTTATTTGAAATATCGTTTCTTACCTTTTCAGAAACCTTATCGATGTTTTTAGGATCAATCACAGTAGTCTTTAAATAGGTAAATAGGTCCTGTACTGTCAAGTTTAGATTTCTTAAGAGTATAAAAGCTCTAACGTAACTATAGAGATAGTCATAGTTATACTCCTTAATGTTAAAGGAATATAGGTCTTCAAACTCATCCTCAGTCAAATTGACGTTGATTAGCTCTAGATAACTTCTTAGTTCTTTCTTGTTTGGAATCTTTTCGTATTCTTTAAAGAATTTAAGAGCCGCTTTATAGGCTTCTAATCTATCCTCATTGTTAAAGTAATTGGGCTTTACCATAGTGATGATCTCTTCCTTTCTAAGAGAATCATGATTAGACGGACGTATCTCACTAGAATCATTATTTGGATTCAGGATAAAGTTCCACACCATTAGCTCTAGTGAGTCGATATTTTCGGTAAAGTCAATCATTTAACGTATAAAAGTGAGTTATGCTTTTTTGGGTAAGAAACATGAAATCTCCTTGAGGTTCTATACACTTCTCAGAAATAAGTTCCTTTAAAGATTTAACTAAGTTTGTCTTAAAAGTTTCGTCCTTGATCCTGTCACCAAAAACATATTTTAGAGACTTGGATGAAAACTTCATTGCGCTTGGGTCCAGAGTCTTGCTCTTTGCCTCAGCAACCCTTATAAGGTACTGAGAGATCTCAAAGAGAAGGGTGAACTTATTGTTTAACCCTTCTTCGTTATAGAGACCCAAATAATATTTTATTGGAAGATCAGAACGAAGCCTCATCGTCTTCGTCATTTAGGTTTCCAAGCTCATCGCTTTCTAGAAGATCTATCTCGTCCTGAGTTTCAGGAAACTTAAAGGTAGGTTTAATGACTTTCTCATCTAGCTCTTGTAAAACCTCTTGAGTAAAGAGCCTAGCTGAAAAGAAATCTTTTATTGGAACAAGATCGCCGTTGTGTCTAATCACATAGTTCTTTCCTAATTTTTTAGGTAAAAAGTAAAACTTTTCTCCAGCAACTTCGAATTCTGAACAGAGCGACTGCTCATCCGCTTTTAGTTTTGAGAACTCCTTTTCAGTAAGCTTATTACCTCGACCGACTCCACAATTTTCCCAGCTCACAAATTGCTCTAATCCAACGAACTGATTCATTCCTTTATGGAATGAAATGTGGAATTCAATGTCTATTGGCTTAGCTAAACGATTCTTTCTGGTCTTGGATCGAACGATGATTCCTGTCGTTGTCTTGGTCTCATCGCGTAATGTACCCTTACTTAGCATCAAGATTATTGAGGCTGAAAACTCAGGACCACCTCCTCCGGACATTCCTTTCGGCGTATACTGATCCATTGATGCGTATGTGTGATTTGTGAACAGGAATGGTACCTTTAAGTTTGATAGGTCAAGAGTAAAGGACTTAAACATGGCACGAAGCTCTTTAGACCTAAGTCCCATGTCAGCTGCGTTTTTACCCGCATCCATGTCTCGCTTGCTCTTATCTGTATCGAGCATCCCAACTGAATCTACAAAGATTGCAGCCTTAAGTCCAGGATTCTCCTTCATTGTATCGATAAAATCATTGATAAAGAACTTAACGTCGCTAATGAGTCCCATACGAAGATACTTTAGCTTATCAAGATCGACTCCAAACTTAATGTAGTCCGATCGATCAATAGCTCCCTCAGTGTCTATATAGAAGACAAAGTAATCCTTCTTTTGAAGTTCCCTAACTGCGTTTAAACAGAGAAATGTCTTACCTGCACCAGAATCACCCGCGATTCCTATGCTTCGAGTGTTAGGATAACCTCCAAACACTGATCCTGAGATTTGAGCATTCAATAGGTAGTTTCCAGTAGGAATATACTCATCGATGTCTGAAAATCCCATTAGGGTTACCTTCGACTTTACCTTCTTTTCAAGGAGGTCGTTGAATTTATTAAACGCTGAAATAGCATCATTCGCTTTTGCCATGTTTATCGATTTTTTTATCTTTTACTTAAAAAGGGATAAAAGTTCTACTCTGAGATGTAAGAAATGAGTAGAATCGCACAAGATAAAGTTAGCGAATCACAGATCTCTCCTTTGATGACTCTACTGAATCTTACCTTATCTATTGAGTGAAGTCTATCGTCTGGATCAGAAAGCTTTGGAGTGAATCCAGTTGGGTCTTCAGAATAATTAGTCACGTTTATCGCGTAACACTTATAGTTTTTAGTAAAGGGTACAGTGTGTCTTACTTGACCGAGATAATAAAGATCATTGACATCAACATCGTCTAGCCCAAGCTCACGTTCGATGCACCCAGTGAGAGACTCATGGTACGTCTCAAAATCATCTGGCTCTAAGCTAGTTGTTATGCACCTGTGATTCTGTCCATCTAATACATAGTCATGATACTTTGCAAGATAAACGTTTTTGATTTTACCGTCTTCATTAACATCAAAAGGAAGCAAACATATTGCTTCCTTTGTGCAAGAAATTCTTTTGAATTTTCCCT